CTTCTTTCTATAGTCTTAGCAAAATTATCTAATACTTTTTGATCTTCTTTTTCAAGCTTTTCTCTATCCTTTTTAATTTTATTTAAATGGTCTTCTCTCATCTTCTGAATATCTATTAATGTTTTTTCTTCTGCTTTTTTTTGTTTTTCTAATTCTTTTTTTAATTCACTTGTTGCGTTTGATCAGTTTTTCTTTTTATTGTCTTTATTCTTTTCATCTATATTTTTTAATTTATCTAATAACGATAGTTGTTCATTTAGTTCTTGATTGATTTGGTTTTTTGTATCATTTACAGCTTGTTTTTTTAATTGTGCACTTTGTTTATAAACATCTCTTGCTCCCTCAAAGATTCATTTAAGGTTTTTTTCACTAACATCAACTCTTCATAAACTTATTTCTCAAACCTGTAATCATTTAAATTTATCTCATATTTTAGGGAGTTTTTGTAGTAATCAAGTCAGCTTGTTTATTCATCTTATGGAAGCATTTATCAATCATTCAACATCTCAAATAATATCATTTATTGCTATTCAAATACCTATTCATAAGTTATTAAAGACATTAGAAACTATAATTCAGAATTGCTTGAATCAATTTACTCAATTTTTTGTAAATTCTAATATAAACCTTGACACAGGAAGCCAAATTTTATTTAAAGAAGTACCAGCGTTCGCAGATAATAATGACCATTCGTTTGATACTAACTTTAGTTGGTTTTCTGTTGTTGCAAACCTCTTATTGGCCTCATCTGTAAGTGCTGTATTCTCTATAAAGCTACTGTTGGCTAAATCTATACTATCTCTTAATAAATCACCCGCTCAGGATGTTGCTAATAGTGCTAAAGTTGTTCTTTCATTTGCCAATCATAACTCGTCCAATACTCATATTCAATCAGTTCAAGATTTTCAAAGTCATTCAATAAACGCAATAAACGCCTCGCTCGAATCGTCCTCTCGTTGTTTTGCAAACTCTTCTGCAGTCAATCACGAAACTTTTGCAAATCTTTCTAAGTCATCTCATCAGTCAGATACAGCTTTAATAATTCAATTTAATGTTTTTTGAATAGCTGTTCATCCAGCTTCTGCTTTTATACCAGCACTAGCAAATGCAGCTCATATTCATAGTATTTCTTGTGCTGTCAATCAAGCTAGTTTTCAAGATGCTCATATTCTTTTAGCAAATTCTATAATTTGTGTTTCTGTTGTAGCTGAATTATTTCATAAGGCAACTAATGATGATCATAAATTTTCAAATTCATCAGAACTAAATCACAACACATTTTGTAATTGTGCAAAAGCCGTAGCAATATCCTCTGTTGATAGTGTTGTGGAAACTCATAATTTAGCTACAACAGTTGTAAATTCTATTAGGTCTTCTTTTGCAACATTCAATTGTCATCATAATTCACCAATTGCAGTTAGTTCCTCAAATGTCAATGGGATTGTCTTTGCAAGGTCTCTAAAGTTTTGTTCTAATATCTTAAATTCTTCATCGGTTCATTCTATTGTTTTCTTTACTCAAGCAAACGCACTTTCGAATGCCAAAGCCGTTTTTGATGAAGAAACTATAGCACTTCATAAAGCAACAATAGCTCCTATTCAAATAGTGACTGGATTTATGAAGTTACTTACGATTGATTTTCAAACACCAGCAAATTTTGATTGTAATCTACTTGTTGTTGCATCCCCAGTGTTTTTAAAGTTTTGTAGTTTCCTGTTTGCTTCTGTTAAATTGGACTGTGCTGTTTTTGTATCAATTCTTAGTTTTCTAGGAGCATTTAATTCTCATCATAATTCTTTTATTTGTTGTTTTAATTTAAGCACCTTTATTCTTGCCTCATCTGATTTTACTTGCAACCTTAAAAGGGCTTTTGAATCAAGAGCCTTTCCAGTATCCCTCGCGAACTGTTTTACTTGATTACTTGCGTTCTTTAGACTTCACTGATCAAGCGTTACTTTGTATTGACTGTTTATTGCTTCCGTTTGTACCGCCATTTTCGTCTAGATTATCTAAAAAGTCTTCTATCTTTTTGAAATTCTCTTGTTTTTTATCTTTATTCTTATCAGATCAAATCATAGCTCTATTGTTTATTACTTTTCATTCTTTCGATTGTTCATTTACATTATACATCAAACCGTCAATATATCGTCCGAATTCTTCCATTGTGTAATCGTGTAGTAATTCGTGGGGTGTTATTCATAACTCTTTACATATATATACTATATTAGACTGTTGAATGGCTTGTTTTCATCCCTTACTAGTATAAATAGACTCGTGTGTTTTGTATCTGGTATTATACAGCTCATCAACGAATTTTTGACTAACTAGACTCATTATTATAGCGTCTTTTGATTCTTGATCTTTTACTTTCCATTCTATTCACTTGTTTATTATCTTTAGTAATTCTAAGTTCATATATTCCGACTCTACGAATTTATACCATTCATACATACTCGCTTGGTCGTATTTAAGAACTGCAACTGTATTTCATTTTTCATCAACAATATCTTTTGTATATTCTTTTTTAATTGGTAACATACTTATTATTATGCGATAAAAAATGAAATAAAGGGAGCCGAAGCCCCAATTATTAGTTCAATATTCAGTATTTCCCTGTATAATCTCAACCTGTAGCCTCTGTAAAGTTCAAAGGTGCAGGTGCGAATGCTTCAGATCCTTTTGGAAATGCAATATCGTATGATGCGCTTAAGTAACATTTTACTAAGTAGAATACATCTGATACAGCTGTTCATCCTCCGTCTGGAGTTACAGCACAAGCTACAAATTTAATTATTGTATATTTTTTGCTTTTTCTGTTTCCAGATACTCAAATTCTGTATGCTGCGGCTGGTGTGTAATCGTAATCAACATCCAATACCCCAGTTTGTGCAAGTAAGAATACAATGTAAGAATCTCAAAGCCTACCTAAAGACCCGTCATCTACTTCTACTTTGTAATCTGTTCAAGCAACAAGTGGTGTACCTGCTAGATCAACAACAACATTAGTAACAATTGTATTGTCTCAGTTTTTGTTTGCTAAGAAAACAATGTCTCATACTGCTGCATTTGTTCAAAGTGCTTCTCATACAAGGTTTACTGGTGTCCCTGCTTCTGTTTCATATTTACCTCAAATAAGGTAAGCAATCTTTTCAAGAACTCATTCATCTCTAACAGAGAAAAAATTACCTACGAAGTTTGCAAGTGTTTTAGATGATCTATTTATTTCTCATAGATCACATTCAGCAGCCTCAAGTACTTGTTCTTCTTGTGTAGAATCCAAACCTAAAACTTGTCCTTCCCAACCTACAGCTCTTGTAAATGTGAAGTTGGCACCAATATAATCTTCAACTGTTTTTACAGTATTGGCATCAGTAGATGGAATAGTGGTAAAATCTATATCTTGCTCATTACACAAATATACAGATAATCCATTTTGGTAAGTATCACTATTTTTATAAGCCATGATAATTTATTTATAGATAAAATGATTATTTAAAATAACCTTGGTAATTTTCTTTTTGTGTTTTAGTTAATTTTACCGCATCACCTTTTTTATAAATGATTCAATCAATATTAATTTTATTCACAGTGATAGTTGAATACGAAAGTTTTTCTTTTATACTAACTTTCATAGCATCTATCTTCTTTTGTTCCTTTTTTGTTGTCTTTCATTCCATACACATATATTTAAACGATAAAAATAAAATCTATTACTGATGATGGCCTTTCTTGATTATAAACTATAGGTCACACCGCTGTCCTTTGTATTTTACGCACCCTTAGTCAGTCGAAGTCTTGCAATGTTCCACATCATACTCACAACTCGTCTGTGAGTGTTGTAATTCGTGCATACAACTGGTGTTCTGATGTCCCCATTTGACCAACTACCATAAATGACATTCTATAGCTATTTCATAACGGTCAAACTTCCGATTCTTGTATATAAGGATCTCATCAAGGGAAATATACTACTAAAAAATTACTAGCTATCATCTTGAATTTTTGACCTGCCGATATAGTTGGAAATATAGAAGTTATATTACTTATAGTTTTTAGTTTGGTTACAATTTGTTTTGCTATCATCAGGTAAGATTATTTCTAAAATCTTGTTTGATCACTTCATTTGTTTTATCAAATACCCTCGCTCCTACTCAAAATTCCACAACTGGGCTTCATCATTGTTTACTCCATTTACTAGATGTTTTTCTCCGTCCATATTCAACTCCTGTTGCCTTACTGTCATTATTGTTAAGTTCTCATACCAAAGTATTTCAAACAAGTTTTACAGGTTTGGTTTCAAATCATTCAATATAATCTCATTCATCTATAGGAGAAAACCTTTCAGCATTTACTTTTCATTTACTTATAGCGGTATCAAGAGCAGGTTTTATATCCTTAACCATGACTTGCTTCATTGCTTTAGCAAGTATTAACTCTATGTTAGCCATCTGTAAACATACAAACTAAAAGTGTATTACTTATACTTCATAATGTAAATTGCTGTGGGTCTCTCATTGTTTTGTATGTGCTTCAATTATCCAATACAACCTTTGAAAGTCTAGGAATTTCTACAATTCATTTAAGATCTACCTCTATTAAAGAAACATTATCTTGAACAACAATATTATTATCAGTTCCTTTTCAAGCTTTATCTCGATAATCACAAGATCAAGTATATATAGCAGTTGCTGAATACGATTGAACTTCTTGCTCATCGACTAAAGTTGTAATGAATGGGTATATTGTGCAAGTTTTGTCGTAAGGCATAAATTTATATATAAATTAAAGCATACTTATTTATAGTCGAGTTTAGTATAGTGATGTCTTTTTCAGATGAAAATTTAACAGTACGAGGTCAAGCCTTGTATTCTATAACATCTTTTCAATCTTGTTTGGACATTTCGCCAGCTATCAACAAATACTGTAAATATTTTATATCTTCAGGAATAACTACATATCAACTTGTGTATTCAATATCAAAAAAATCGAAAGTAAGTCCAGATATATAAGTAGAGATATCTTTCAACACAATTCTACTGTTATGTGGTCTTGTTATCTGATAATCTGTGTCTAATACTCAAGTATAAGCTATTCAATTGACCTTTGTTAGTGCTGTGATTTCTATATTAGAACATATTATAGTAGTATAAGAACCCTTATTGTTTACCATATCACAATATTTAATCTCTTCGGTCTTAGTCTTTACTACTAAATCACCTATTAAACCGTCCATTGTTGCCTTTGTAGGTAATATTAAAGCCGTTACTCTGGCTGTTTCGTCTGTAGAAAGGGATGATACTCAAGCATATACCATGTATTCTGCTACTGTTATATAAGCCATAATAAACTATCTAAATAAAACTACAACTTGGCTTTAATTTCTTCTGCACTTCGTCATCCAAAAGGGTTCTTTCAAAACTTTTCTTTATACTGTGCTGACAATTCTTTTTTGTTTAATGATTTGTCTTGGACTTTGTTTTTAGTCTCATCAACTATTCACATATCCTCGAATTGCGTTCAACTAAATATTCTTTTATTCAAACAAGATGTAAAGCTTTTACCTTCCATAATTTTTACCTTAGGTCAGTTTATAGTTTCTCTTATCATTGTATGTTCTACTCACTTGTATTTGTATTTTCTGCTTTCCATTTATTCGTTATTAAGAATTAAAAAACAAAGGGGATTTCTCCCCAGTGATTATGATGCATTAAATCAAAGAACGAATGCAGGATCAGTAACTCAAGCTTTTTTATTTATAATTGTGAATCCAAATTCCATTGTACCGATTATTTGGTAACCTTTACCAGGAACCTTAACAATATCAGTATCGATTGGTTGTCCGTAACCTCGTTGTACACAAGATTGTAATGCATAAAGAAATCATCCTTTAACATTATTCACAGCTGTTTTACTCATTTTTCCATCAGCTTGTGTTTTTGGGAATTCTCTTGAAACAAACAAATCAACTCAAGCAATATTTGAAATAGCTCCTGTGATAACAGTAGAATTTTGTCCATTTTTGTTGTATTCTAAAAATTCTGAGATAGTCAATGCTTTGTTGTATGCTACATAATCCATAATCAATACTAAATCATTAAGAGCAATAGAGTAAAGACCCAATTGTCCTCTTGATGTAAATAAATCTGTTATATCTAATGTTCAAACATCTAATTTATCAACACCTGCAGTTCCAGCAACAGCCAAAGCTCTAAATCAAGTGTATCCAGCAAATCTAACATCATCAGCACTGAAAGTTGTTGTAAATAATTGGTCATCTGAATTAACATTTCCAGTTGCACCAGCAGCAGGATCAGCATTTAAGATTGCAACTTCAATACCTCTAGCAAAAGATTTTCATAAATCAGCTGTTAACATAGGCAAAAGATCAACAACAGAATGATTAAGTTGTTTTTTACTTACATCAACTGATACTTGTAGACTGTATTGTACTATAGAAACTTCTCAAGTTGGCAGTCTAGTATTACCTTGTGATAATGCTCAAGCTCAAGTTGTCCATTCTCACACTACCTTTGGCAATGCAATTTCTCATTTTACAACTACTTTATCAGATGTTCCCATATCATTACCGTGAAAACCACTAGTAAATGCGTTGATAAATGTTCCATATTCAGGAATAGCGTTGTAAATTTGTGTAGACAATACATCAACTGGTACTAATTCTTTACCGTATCAAGTATTAGTTGTATGCTCTACTTCGTTTGCTTTTTCCATAACAAGGTCTTTTGCAGTTTTCATTGCTTCAGCGTCCATTTGTTCGTAACCTTTGATGAAATTTGATTTCATTTCATCGATGTTTTTCAATAAATCGTTCATAATTAAATAAATAATAATAAAAAGGTGGCTAGTTCTTTATTGCAGCAAGTTTTTTAGCAAGCTTTGTATTCAATAAAGGGTTCGCTTTCACTTCTGGTTCTTGTTTATAAGACATTGCACCATCAAGTGTAATTCTTTGTAATGCTTTTTGATTCTTCATTATCATTTCTAACAACCCAGAATAAGCTTTTACAGATGTTTCATTTTCTTTTACTAGATCTTCATTGGATTTAGTAAGAGATTTTACTTCTTCTAACAATTTATTAACATCTTCAGCATTTGCTTTAGTTGATAACAATTCGTCTATGCTTTTGCTTTTTTCATCAAAAGACTTTTGTTCTACAAACTCCTTAGAGTCTACAGCTTTTTCTATGTCTTCCACAACAACTTCAGCTTCTTCTTCAGTCTCCACATTTTCAGTGGTTTCTTTAGCGTCTGCTTCAGTGTCAACATCTCAGTCAACTGTTTCAGTATTTTTAGGATTTTCAATAGCTTCTTTAGGTTCTTTAGCATTCTTTTCATCGTCAACTACTTCTTCGTTGATTTCGTCCGCTTCGATTTCTTTTTCTTCTAAACTCTTTATGTTTTCTTCTCTAAAAGCCTTCATTTTATCAACTCGCTCGGTCTTCGCTTCTACTTCTGTAAATTCTCAAATTAAAGATATACTTCATTCTTTTTCTTCATATGCTCATCTCATATATAAATCATAGTTATCTTGTTCAGCATATTTATAATGATTGAATACAAATTCACCTCACTCAAATATTCATACTACATATACACTTCAGTTATTCGGTCAATCTTCTTTTATTCAAAGTTTTACTTCTACTAAATCTCTAAGTTGTTTTTCTATATTGTCTTCAACAGACAATGTTTTTTCTTTAACTTCTTCTGTTACATTTTTTGCCATTATATCGTTTATAGATTGTAAAAGTGGGTATTCATCTTTTTTGTTTATTTCAAAATGTTTCTTATACTCATCATCTTCTAACCCTAATAACTCTTTTGCACTTTTAAATTGTGCTTGTGCATTCATAGGAACAGATACAACAGATATTTCAAATATTTCTAAACTTTTAATAACATTATAATAGATTGTGTTTCATTCAGCATCTATTTTGCTTTCTTGCTCATAGTCATTTATCCTATATCAGAAAGACATTGTCTTTATTACTCAGGTTCTTATTGACTGGAATAAGTTATCTCTATCAATCTTTATAATACCTTTTATAAATAATCATTTAGCATCAATAGTCGCTTCGATAATACTTCATACAGGGTCGTCATGATTATGTTGTAGTAATATGATGGGGTTTCCTTTCATATATTCTTGTATGGAGCTTTCAAATGCTTCAGGCATAACAACATCATTTGTTCTGTCTAAGTCGTTTGTGCTTGCATACCCCTCGAACTGTAGTCATTTGTGAGTCTCTCAATCCGCTCATATATAATCTACTTCAACAATAGACGGAGTTCATCATTCCGCTTTAATTTGTGCTTTAAAAAAGCTTTTTATTTCTGGCTGCATTTCAACAGTCTTTTTTTCTTTTTTCATAGAAAGGTATTTATAAGTAAAAACTATATTGTAAATTGATCTCATAATGATTCAAGAAAACTCATTGAACTTGATACCATAGGTTTGTTTGCTTCATCTTCTTTAAATTCATCTAACTTCCTTTCATTTCTTACCTCGTTTATTGTTATTATTCATAGTTGGACATCTTCTCTTTGTTTTGCTTCTATTACAGCTCTATCTTCAAAGCTTTCATTGTTTAGTCTAATGATAAAGTCAGCTTTTGGATTGATAAATTCTCTATAAAAGTTGTTTATATCATCTTCAAACACCTGGGAAAGATTCTCTATTGTCTCGGATGCTTCAGCCCTTATACTTCAAATACTCCTATCAGCTCCACTATCACTCATAAATCATATAATTCTAGGGTCTATTTGGAAGATTATACCCATTTTTTGGATGATAAACTTTCTTAATCCTATCAATTCAAGATCTTTATTAGACAATTCTAATGTCTTTGCGTCCTTTATTGCTGATGATATGATGCTTTTATGTGCGTTTTCACTTCAAGAATACTTGTCTTTTAGATCTCATCTTATTGTTTCAAGTGTTTCTTTATCTGTTATTTCAGGATCTAACATAATTAATTGACTAGTCATTCCATTCTTGAAATAATAGTATTGTCTTTGACTACTTTCTTTATCGCTCAAAGCATCGTATACTATAGACTTAAAGATAGACTTTCAATACAAAGGATTGTTAGGGTTGTAACTTGCTATAGAGCTATATAGTCCGTCGTGTGGTATTTCTTTTACCTTTGCACCTACCCTTTGTGTATATGATTGTATTACTCAAAAATCATCTGCATTCTTTATTAATGTTCTACTATCCATTATCTGACATTTTATTTCATTTAATGCATTTGTTTTTGGAAACATATATATATCTCCAGAACAAAAGTTGTTTGTGAAATATTTATCTTTAAACGTTTTTCGTGATCCATCTTTAAATATTCTATTTATGTTTTGTAATTCTTTTTCGTTGGTGAATGTTTCACCGTTCTTTTCTAGATACATTCATTCTTTTCCTACCCAGTTTACTATCTTGTTTTTATATGCTTGTGCTTCACCGTTTCGTTCTTGTATATTGTAATAAGTATCTTTAGTCACTGTAAACTCCCCACACTCTCAAAGAGATTTTAAACCCTCTCAAATATTATAGTAGTTTACACCTGCTATACTTTTTTTATCAGTTGTTTTCTTATTGGTTTTTTTCATTTAACAAAAAAAGATAAAGACATATTCGCCTTTATCTTATTCAAATTATTATATAAATCAATACACAGGTGCTTGTTGTTGCCTATTTTCCAAGATAGCTTTCTTTTATCTTATTTCTAACTTTGGATTTCAGTTTATAGAAAGTTCGTTTACTGTTTAAATATAATTCATCTATTATCTGAGGAGTTCCTTTTTTTTCAATATAAAACTTTTCGATAAACCCAGCCTCTCTGTTTTTACCAGCTTTCTTATATTGTGTTTGAATATCTTTTATATTCATTTGTTAGTCTTTAGATAAAGATTCTTTTGCTGCACCAATCTCTTCATTAATTTCATCTTTTAATGATTCCAATGTAACCTCTGTAGGTATCTCAAAAGTAAATCATAAATCGTTTGCTTCTTCAATCTCTTTTCAAAATCCGTTGTAGGTCTTGATAGAATTTACGATCAATGTTTCGTCTTTCATAAACTGGTTGATTTTATTCTTCAAATCTTTCTTGAAGTTAGCAATCTGTTTAATAAGCATTTTTCCATTTACCATTGTTGTGCTTTCTCTTGACTCTACTATTTCGTAGTTTTCATCGTCAATCTTTTTCATCTCCTTAGAGATAGTTTTCATTGTCATTATTATGTAAGTTATTATATAAAATATTATTTCAATATGTTTATTGATTGTGTTTTCATTCAAGGAATATCATTTATTATCTCATCTACTAATCAATATTTTAGACATTCGTTGGCGAATAAAAATCAGTAATCATTCTCAAAAAGTTCATTTAGTTGTTTACTATCTAATTTGGTGTAATGCTTATAAAATATTTTTGATTGTTGTTTAAATTTTTTCATATAGTCAGTACTACGGTCTAATTCTTTTTCATTATAAGAAGTTATACCGCTTTGACTTCATCGATGAACTAAGTGAGATCATCGTGAGTGCATTTTTCTCTTTGTTCAACTTATAGCTATCAATGAACCCATACTATACGCATTGTTTGCAATAGTTTCTACCTCTACATTATTACTTTTTGCATATTCTATTAATCAAATCAATCCTCTACCTATCATTGAATTTCATCAATTTGAATTTATATCTATAATAATTTTTCAATCTTTCTTAGACTTCTGCTCATTAATTAGTTTTTTTATTAATCAAAATTGGTTTGTTAACTCATTATCTATTTCTCAATGAACAAATAAAGTATTTCACTCTATAAAATGTTTTTTAATATCCATATTGTGTAAGTTATATTATAAAACTAAACAAAACTTGTTAGATATTTATTCTCTTGCTTCAATTCAAACACACATCTTTGGGAGATTGCATCTGCAAAATTTGGGCTCCTTCCTATCTTAGCTTTTATATCATCTTTCTTTATCACCTTATATGGTCAATCTTTATCTATATCTATTTGACTCATTACATCTAACTCTTCTACTATCATATCCTTTCGTTTGGTATCTGGAAACTTTATCTTATGAATATGTTTTTGTATCTCAAAGAAACACTGATCCCTTAAATGATTATATGGTTTAGGTTCTCATTTCTTTACTATCGGTTTACTTCAACTAGCGTACTGATATATCTTACCTAGTTCGTGACTTATCCCTGCTCATATACCTATATGATCGTTTACTATATGAGATAGCGGTATACCGTATCTTTGGCATAGCTCTCTTGCTTTTGTTGAAATCTGGGTCGTTGTACTCTTTTCTCGTGTTATTATCTCTTTTACTTCCCAACCGTCCCATACCATCAATACCGCCAAATCATCTCATTCAGTAGCTCAATCTATTGATATATATTTCTTTCCATTATGCAAGGGATTATGTCGCATGTTTAATAGGTCATCATAAGCATACAATTTTCAAGGTGTATCATCATAGTCTCGGTTTCAATGTAGCAGTCTTTCTATCTGTATTTTGTTACCACTTGCAAGAACTCATTCAGCATACTTCTTTTGGTCTATATGCGGGTTGTCGCTATAAAGTATTGGTATAAATAAACGATGGTCTTTTATGTTTGGTGTTATAAACCTTTCGTACAAATACCCCTTCTTAGGATTACAAGTGATGATGGTGCAAGGGTCGATGTTATATTCCTTAACGGCTTGCCTATATCTTCAACTTATTGTATCTGAAACCATCCTATCTATTTCTTGTCATTCTTCTAGTCGTGAATAGGTCAACTCCATAGATCATATTCTATCATAGAAAGGATCGGAAGGATACCGTCAAAGATCAACAAAGAATATCTTACTACCGTTTTTAAAGTCAACAACAAACTCTGCCATATTAACAGTATAATCTACATCTTTAATTATTCAGTATTCTTTTCGTACTTTAAGAAATGTTAGTCGTGTTGATTGTTTTAGTTTCTTTAGGTTATCTCTACCTACAAGTCGTGATATTCAACCGTATTGTAGACAAGTTATGGTTACTATACAAGCTATTCATCGACTCTTTCAACCACTTCAACCTCATCATACTAAAATCTCCTTATACTTTCAAGAAGCTAAAGCTTTATATGTTTCTCATTGTTTTTTGGTTAGTTTAAATTCCATAATATCTATTTAATAAAAGAACTTTGCGCAATGTTAGTAATAGCTATGTTTGATAATTTTCTATTAATCATATTGTGCTATGTTCGGGCGGGGGAATTTCATAATAATTTGATTGATAAACTAAAACGTTTTATATATAAGAGGGTGTAATATTCTTGCCGGAGTAGTTACGCCCTTTTTACATTCTATACTTTTATTATTATGACTTGAACTACCTCTAATCCCTGTCTGTTTCTATCTCGTATCGAGTCAGAAACAGCGGGCTTGACCCTATGATTAATCACACTAGCAATAGGAGTGCTAACATTATTTGTTGCTTGTATATCGATTCGTGTTTCTCGGAAGATACAGAAACGTAATGAGAAGCATCTTCGTTACTCATTTTGGTTGGACTTTCATCTCAAAGACCGTAAGTCGGCGATACAAACAATGACAAATACAAGAACAAGCTCAAAAGAACTAGACGAAAAATTGATAAACGCTTGTAAAAAATCCACAAATATTTTAGAGCTTTATAAAAAAGATTTTCCAGACCCAACAAATTAAACTTATCTACATAACTTTCAATTACAATCTTAGAACTTTGCACAATGCCAATTTGTGCGAGATTGTGTAGTTTTTCTTTACAAAAACTAGTAATTTTGTACAAAGGTATATTGTGCATATGTTCGGTCATTATTATAAAATAAAACTTGAAATACAAACAGTTGCATAACAATAGAGGATTAGTATATATCAAATTACTTACATCTTTTACATACTAATCTT